AGTTGCACCTTACAAGGTAAATGAAGAGATACAAGAATTAATGAAAGAGATGCCTTTAGATGTAGTAATTAGTTCAATGGTTTTTTTTTACAGTTTAGGGAAGGAGTTGCTGGGAGCTATACCGAAATATTTGGAGCAAAATCTGAAGAAAGAGGATATGCAACAGCTAGAGACTCATTTGCACAAAAATGGGGTTGGTATCAATCAATTTATGCACTCGCTAAAGGAGATGTCAGAAACTTCGATTCAGTTACCGAGCTTCCACTCTATCAGTGTTTAAATTATTTAGCATTTGAAAAAGAAAAAGTAGACATAGAACAACAAGAATTAAAAAAAGCATATAAACAATGACAAGTTTTTACGACATATTAGATAAACTTAAAACATACCTTCAAGGCAACACTAATGTTAATTCAGTTACATTTGGAGACATATTTGAAGTTGACCTAAATAAACAAACTATATTTCCATTATCACACATTATTGTAAACGGATGTACATTTCAAGACCATGTAGTTCAATTTAACCTACAGGTTATTTGTATGGATATAGTAAATGAAACCAAAGAAGATAAGAAAGATTTAAATAACTACTTTCACGATATTAATAATAAACAAGATGTGCTTAACACTCAGTTTGCTGTAGTTAATGGTTTACAATCGGCACTTAGAAGAGGAGAATTGTTTTCTGATTTATATCAAATAGATACAGATTATACTGCTAATATGTTTGAAGATAGGTTTGAGAATTTACTTGCTGGTTGGAGTTTAGATATATCAATCACAGTGGCAAACAATCAAATATCAGATATTAATGCTAATGGTCAATCTCCTTGCTAATGAGTTTTAAGTTAAAAAATACAGAATCATATCTAATAAGTTTTGTCAATAATCTAAAAAGATTATCAATACAAGAACTAAAAGACCCTAGAAAAAGAAGTTATAGTTCAGGTAGAGTAATAAACGAACCTTTAAACGCAAGTAGGAGTTTATCACAAAGTTTAATTGTAGAAACTAAAAGTCAAAAAAATAAATTTAACGCAATAATAAAAGGAAATTCTTATGGCGAAAAGGTTGATGAAGGAACTAAATCAGGAACAAGCATTTCAGCAAATGACATAGTTAATTGGATTAATAGAAAACCTGTAACATTAGAAGGTTTAAATCAACAAAAATTATCAAATGTTACCAGTAAAACAAAAAATAGAATAGCAAATCAGATAGCACAAAAAATAAAAAGAGAAGGAATAAAACCAACTAACTTTCTAACTAACTTAGTTAATGAACAGTTTAATAAACTTAAAGGTATAGAAAACATAATAACTGAAGATATAAATTTAGATTTAGATAGTTTTATGCAATCTATAGGATATATCAAACAAGGGGAAACATTTAAATTAAAACAATAATGTCAACAGTAATAAACACAAGAAGTCCATTCTACTTCAAAGTATCTAATGCAGACTTGAGCTCTGTTAAATTAGAACTGTATATTTGGACTGGAACATATGCACAAAGAAACGCATCTTATAAAAGATACACTTTAACCAAAGAACAATTATTAGATGAACTAGATAGAGGAACAACTACTTCTACTACTGCTAATAAATTAGTTGATAGTACACAAAACTTTAACACTACAGCTCAAGTAGGTGGTTTTATAAAGAACACAACAGATTCAACAACAGCAAGTGTTACTGCTATTGATAGCGACACAACTTTATCTATAAGCTCAGACATTATGGCTTCAGGTGAAAATTACATATTATTTGCTAAACCTTATGTTGTATTTGAATTAAGCGAGCTTGCAAGAGACTATATGGAAACAGAATATAATAATTATGCAACAGATACTATATGGATTGATGCAGATATTACTATTTTGAATTCAGCAGGAAATATTGTACAAGTTAATTCTAAAGACATAAATACATCTACTTTCTTAGGCATAGATGGATACGGTTACTTTGAAGATGGAGCAAACCCAAGAACAACCACAACGCCAATGATTTTACAATCTAATACATCTGAAGTATATTATTTTAATGGGCAAGATGTTAAGATACCAATATTTGCAGAATCTTTGCCGCTTGTAACATTAACAAGTTCACAAGGTTCAAATATAAATTGGGAAGCAGCAGATGATTTTTGGGAGGCTAATGATAGTACATGGGGTTCAGGTTCAACACCAATACAAATTGCAGACAATGGTAATACAAATCAAAAAATACAATATGTAATAATTGAAGATACACAATTACTTGCTGATGGTGATACAGTAACATTTGATACATCTGTATCTGGATACACCGATAAAGTTGTAACATTAAGAAAAGTAGAAGAATGTAAATTCAGTCCACTAAATATTATATTTTATAATAAATTTGGTGCTCTACAAAATATATGGTATTTCAAGAAATCATTTACAGATATTAACATAAAAAGTGAAAAGTTTAAGAATAATATATTAGATTTAGAAAACTCAGGTTCTACGCCATCTTACGCATTATCAAAACATCAAGAGAAGAAGTTTATGGCAAACGGTAAAGAATCACTAACAGTAAATAGTGGTTATTACCCAGAAGCATATAACGAAGTAATAAGACAAAAAATGTTAGCAGAACAAGTTTGGGTAGATGATATTACAAAAGTATTGCCAATTAATCTTAAATCTAATAGTCTTCAATTCAAAAAGTCAGTTAATGATAAACTTATAAGCTACACTTTGTCTTTTGATTACGCTTACGATAAAATAAACAACATTCTATAATGCAAAAAATAGTATTATACATAAAAAATAATGACGGAGTATTTAAAAGAGTAGATATGTTTAATGATGAAACTATTTCATTAACATCTAAAATACAAGATGTAAGAGATATACAAAAAGTATTTACTGATTTTAGTCAAACATTTACATTACCTGCCTCTAAAACCAACAATAAACTATTTCAACACTGGTATAATTATAACATTGATAATGGTTTTGATGCAAGAAGCAGAAAAGATGCTATAATGGAATTAGACTTTTCTCCGTTTAGAAGAGGCAAGATTTCTCTTAATAATGTTAAGATGAAGGACAATAAACCTTTTTCCTATGAAGTTATTTTTTATGGCAATACCATAAACTTAAAAGATTTGCTTGGAGATGATGAATTAAGTACTCTTGGTCAACTAGATGATTATACACATGATTATACAAGTTCCAATGTTAAGAATGGATTACAAACAGGATTATCTTCTGGTAAAATAATATATCCTTTAATATCACACACAAAAAGATTTTATTATGATTCGGCTCAATCTAGCCCTAATTATAGTGGTAATTTATATTACAATACATCACAGAACGGTATTGGTTTAGATTTTGATGATTTAAAACCTGCTATTAAATGCTTAACTATAATAGAAGCTATAGAAGACAAATATACTACGGCTAACGGATATTCTTCTAATGTTGTGTTCACTAGAGATTTCTTTAGCTCAACTGAATTTAGTAATCTATTCCTTTGGTTAAGTAGAAATAAAGGAGCAATAGGAGGAGACGAAAACCAAGAAGAGACATTAAGTCGTATATGTGGTTCTTGGGGGTATTCTTCTGGTGACTTAGGTTTTAATATAACTGGAGATACTTGGACTGTATCAACTTCAGGACATACAAGACGTTATGATGCACAGTTAACAATAACTACAACAGGCTCAGACCAAACTAAACCTTATAGTGTAAAAGCTATAGATTATGTTACTGGAAATACACTAGGACAATTAGCTTTAGGTGCAGGAGCTTCAAGAGATTTTACTGTTCAATTAATATCAACATTTGAATTAGTCAATTATCAAATCAAATGGATTGTTGAATCTAACGAAACCTTGTCTTTTACTCCTACATTAAACATGACAGAGTATATACTTAATCCAATAACACAAACTCCTACAGGCACAAACACTGCTGTATTTAACATAGGAGGAACTGGAGCAAGTATATCTACAACAGGTGAAATCATAATAACAGACAATGTGCCTAAAATTAAAACTATTGATTTTCTTACAGGGTTATTTAAGATGTTTAATTTAACAGCATACTACATTGATGATGTGGCTGATGCAGACTTTGGTAAAATATATGTAGATACTTTAGACAACTTTTATTTAGATGCAGCAAATAACCCATCTGAAGGTAGTTATGATATAACAAAACATATAGACACAAAAGAATTGACTATAGACAGAGCTTTTGAATTTAATCAAATTAATTTTGAGTATGAAGAACCCTCTACTTTATTATCTATAAATCATCAAGAACAATTTAATGAGATATTTGGCAACGAAGAAGTAAGACCTACGTTTGTTGATAGAGGGACTAAATATGAAGTTAAAGTACCTTTTGAGCACATGAAGTTTGAAAGAATAATCGACACTAATCAAACAGGAACAAGCCCTTATTCGGCAATTACATCTCCTTCACCATACATAACAGACATTCTTTGTGGTTATTCAGCAGATGGAGACTTTAAATCTAAAACAGACGTAACTCCAAACACTGGTAATTATTCACCAGTATTAACTAAACCTTTAGTTTTTTATGCTATACAAAAAACTGGATTATCTTCTGGAACAGGAATTAAATGGATTTCAGATGGCACTCCTGTAGAAATAACACAATATTATAGACCTTCTAATACAAATGAAGACGGAACAACGTCAACTGCGGCTTCTTTCACAATTAATTTTGATAATGAAATAGATGAATGGAATTTAACCAATTATAATGGAGGAACTAACTCTTTGTTTAAAAAGTTTTATGCTAATTATATAAACGGAATCTTTGAAGAAAAGAAAAGAATATATAAGTTAAAGGGATACTTGCCAACAGATATATTAGTTAATTATAGACTAAATGATGAGCTTGTGATACAAGATAGAACATTTACGATTAATTCTATAAGCACAAACTTTAAAACTGAAGTAAGTCAATTAGAATTACTAAACAAATTATAACTATGATAAAAAATATACTTGACTTATTAAACGCTTCTAATTGGTATGGAGCAGGAAAAAATGTGGAAATTGCAAAAGGAAAATGTTTGGCTGTAAAAGACTTTAAACAAATGAAAGAACAACTTAAAAGATTGAGATATGCCAAGTAAAAAAATACTTATAGATGTTCAGGTTTCTTCAGGAGCTTCTCCTCAACAAATTAATGACGTAAAAAAAGCTCTTGATGGTGTTGCTAATTCACAAGCAAAAGTAACTAAAGCAACTCAAAAAGGTAGAGCACAATCAGGATTAAATAATGCTATACTTTTAGAAACAGGTCGTTTAGCATCAGACGCATCTTATGGTTTTACAGCTATAGCAAATAACTTGTCTCAAGTAGTAACTTTATTTGCAAGTTTTGCAGAAACAAACAAAGGTGTTGTAAACTCTCTTAAGCAACTTGCTAAATCACTATGGGGTATTGGTGGAGTTTTAATTGGTGTTCAGCTTTTAATTTCATTTGGACCAAAGTTATGGGAAATGTTGACTGGTGTGACACAAAGAATGAAAGACCTAGCTGACATTACAAAGCAAGCTAGTAAACAATCGGGTGAACAAATAGGAAAATTACAAACTTTAGTTGAAATATTAGACTCAGCAACAGAATCTACTGTTGAAAGAAGACAGGCTGTTGATGAATTAAATAGAAGTCATAAAAACTTAAATTTAAAGTTAGACGATGAGGGAAGATTAACAAAAGAATCTAAAAAGGCAATAGAAGAATATATTCCTGTTTTAAGGGAAAAAGCTATGGCAAATGCTTTAATGACAAAAATACAGGCTAAATATGTAGAAATGTTAGATGCTGAAATGTCTAGTACACAAGACAATGTGGCGTGGTATGAGGCATTATTTATTGCAATAAAAAATGGGGGAGTAGCGACAGCTGGGGCAACCTTAGAAATAATGGAAAAAGCTAAAGAGAATAGAAAGAAGTTGATAGATGAAATACAGGTTGATATTGATTATTTAACCAATCAATTCAAGTCATTATCTACAACTGGTTTTGCTGCTGATGCTTTGGAAACCGTAAATCAATTAAAATCAGCTAGAGACATCATAACAGACCCAGAACAATTAGCTGAAGGAAAAACAGCTTTACAATTATGGGCTGAAGAAACTTTAGGAATTATAGCTGACACTAACTTAAAAGAGCTAGAAATTACAAACAGAGCAAATCAAGAAAGAAATAAGAGAGATGAAAAGGCATTTAAACAAAGAATGAAAATAGCTAGATTAGAAGCAGAAGGAAAACTAGACCTTTTAGATATGTATGGTCAAGGTTTGAATCTCGCTTCTGAACTTGCTGGTAGAAATACTGGGGTAGGAAAAGCTTTAGCTATAGCATCAACAACAATGTCAACTTATTCTGCGGCACAAAGAGCTTATGAATCTCAATTTTTACCCGTGCCAACACCAAGTTCTCCGTTAAGAGCAGAAGTAGCAAGAGGTGTTGCTATACTTTCTGGTTTAGCACAAGTAAAATCAATATTAGCTGTAAAAACTCCTGCTATGAAAGAAGTATCTGGTGTTTCAGGTGCAGCAGCAGGAACAGGAACAGTTCAAGCTCCTGACTTTAATGTAGTAGGTGCTGGAGGAGTAAGTCAATTAGCAACTACATTAGCAGGTGTAACAGGTCAACCTTTAAAAGCATTTGTTGTTAGTAAAGAAATAACATCAGCTCAAGAATTAGAAAGAAATATTACAAACACGGCATCAGTCGGTTAATTATTAAAATAAATTCAATATGAAAATAGTAGAATTACTTATAGACGAAGAACAATTATTATCAGGCATAGAGGCTATATCTATAGTTGATGAGCCTGCAATAGAAGAAAACTTCATTGCTTTATCTAAACAACACGAAATAAAACTTGCTGAAGTTAATAAAGAAAAGAAAATATTAATGGGTGCGGCTTTAGTTCCTAACAAAAATATATATAGAAAAAATGGTGAAGATGAGTATTATATATTCTTTAGTGAAGATACAGTAAGACAAGCTTCACAATTATTCTTAATGAGAGGTAATCAAAATAAATCTACATTAGAACATCAGGCTGAATTGCATGGTTTATCTGTAGTTGAATCTTGGATTATAGAAGATGACGTACATGATAAGTCAAGAAAGTACGGTATGGATTTGCCTATTGGTACTTGGATGGTATCTATGAAGGTTAATAATGATAAGGTTTGGAACGACTATATAAAGACAGGATTGGTTAAAGGTTTTTCTATAGAAGGTTATTTTACTGATAAAATTGCCATGAGTAGAATAGAAGAAATACATAATGAAGAAGAAGCTACAGAAATATTATTAGAGATTGCTAATTCAATACTAGATAATAAGTATGAATTTAAAACTTATAGTGATTATGGAAGTGGCGTTAGAAATAATGCCAAAAGAGGTATTGAACTAAACAAAAAAGTAAATAATAAATGTGCCACAAGCGTAGGAAAAATAAGAGCACAACAGTTGTCAAGAGGTGAAAAATTGAGTGTGTCAACAATTAAGAGAATGTATTCTTATTTATCAAGAGCAGAAACTTATTATGATGCTGGAGACAGTAAAGCTTGTGGAACTATATCTTATTTATTATGGGGAGGCAAAGCAGGATTAAATTGGTCAAGAGGCAAACTAAGAGAACTTGGTGAATTAAAAATGGCATCTATGGTTGTAGATAAAGACCATGCAATTATAAATGATAGATTAGGATATTCAACTAGAGAAATGGCTGAAAAAATGGCTGAAGATTTAGATTGTAAAGGAATACACGAACACGAGCTTGAAGGTAAGACTTGGTATATGCCTTGTGAACAACATAAACTAGCAGAAGTAGGAAAAGATGGAGCAATAAGAAAAAGCCCTAAAGCACCTAAATCTGATACGCCTAACAAAAACCCTAAAGGTAAAGGAACTGCAAAAGGAGATGCTTCTGGAAAAAGAGGTGCTAAGGTGTCAGAAAAAGATAGAGCTTCTTTAAAGAAAAAAGCAGATGATTTTAATGAAAGATATAAAGAAAAATTAGGTTATGGTATAACTGTTGGTATGCTAGCCTCAGTATTTCAAAGAGGTCTTGGAGCATACAATACAAGTCATTCACCAAACGTAAAATCACCTTCACAGTGGGCACACGCTAGAGTAAATGCCTTTATGTACCTAGTAAGAAACGGAAGACCAGAAAATGCTAAGTACACAACTGATTACGATTTGCTACCAACTAAACATCCTAAAAGCAGTAAGAAATGAAAAAAACAAATGAAACTGTAGGAAACGCAGTACCTAAAGGTAAAAAAAGAGGTTGCCTATGTAAAGACGGAACATACTCAAGAAAGTGTTGTGACGGTACTCTAAGAAGTCAAGGCGTAGGTAAGGTATAAAAATCTAACAACCTTTTTACATACAGTTATTTAAGTAAGATAAATTAATTTATAAATCGAAATTTATGGAAAACACTAAAGCTACATCAATTTTGAACGACATCATGGAAAAACTATCATTAGTTAAAAAAGATGAAGTAAAAGAAGTTGAGGTAAATCAAGAAGTAAATCTTTCGGAAGAAGTTAAAGAAGAAGAAAAACTATCTCAAGAACTTACTGAACTTGCTTGTCAAGAAGAAGAAGTAAAAGAGGAGTTGTCTTCTGAAGAAGTTGTTTCTGAAGAGTTACAAGAGGAAGTTCCAGTAATGGAGGAAGCCTCTGAAGAAATTGAGATGGACGAAACAAAATACGTTGGAAGAGACGAATTTGATTCTAAAATCTCTGAATTAAAGAAAATGATTGAGGAAATGAAATTGGGTTACAATGAAGAAAAACTATCTATGGAAAAAGAAATAGAGAAGTTATCTGCTGAACCAGCTTCAGAACCAATATCACACAACCCTGAAGGGGAAACAAAACAAAACTTTAAATCTTTTGGTCGAAACAAAGTAATGAGCACTAGAGATAGAGTAATGAACAGAATTGCAAATTTAAAATAAACTAAAAACTAAAATTAATTAAAAAATGGCTACTACTACATCAATTACTACTTCTTATGCAGGTGAATTTGCAGGGGAGTATATTTCTGCTGCTTTATTATCAGGTGTAACACTTGACAAAGGTGGTATTGAAATAAAACCAAACGTAAAGTTTAAAGAAGTGATTAAAAAAATTGCTACTGATGCTAACGTAATTAAAGACGCAACTTGTGATTTCACTAGTTCTGCTGCTATTACACTGAGTCAAAGAATACTTCAACCAAAAGAATTTCAAGTAAACCTTGAGCTTTGTAAGAAAGATTTTAGAAGTGACTGGGAAGCTGTACAAATGGGTTACTCTGCGTTTGACAACTTACCTCCAAAATTTTCTGATTACTTAATTGGGCACGTTGCAGGATTAGTTGCAGAAAAAACAGAAAACAACATCTGGGCAGGTGATGAAGACACTACTGGACAATTTGATGGTTTTAAAACCTTAATGCTTGCTGACAGTACAGTTGTTGACGTTGCAAAAGCAACTGTAACTTCTTCTAACGTAATTGCGGAATTAGGTAAAATAGTTGACGCTATTCCTTCTGCTTTATATGGTAAAGAAGATTTATTTGTTTATGTATCTCAAAATATTGCTAGAGCTTATGTAAGAGCTTTAGGAGGATTTGGAATCTTAGAAAATGCTGCTGGAAATGAAAACGTATCTAGCATTGGAGCAAACGGTGTATCTAATCAAGGTACTATGTGGTGGCAAAATGGAGCACTATCTTTTGATGGTGTAAAATTATTTGTTGCTAATGGATTGCCTGACAATCATGCGGTAGCTGCTGAAAAATCTAACTTATTCTTTGGAACTGGTTTATTATCTGACCACAACGAAGTAAAGGTTATTGATATGGCTGACCTAGATGGTTCTCAAAACGTAAGAATCGTAATGAGATTTACTGCTGGAGTACAGTATGGAATAGGTTCTGATATAGTTCTTTATTCTTAATAAATTAAATTAACCAAAAATTAGGGTAGGTAGGTAAATATCTGCTTACCCTTTTTTTTATAATAAAAAATAAAAACTATGGCTTGCGAATTATCATTAGGTAGAAAAGAACCTTGTAAAGATGTTGTTGGTGGGATTAAAAATGTTTATTTTGTAGATTTTGGAGACTTTAGTGCTATAACATATACTTCTAGTACAGATATTGTAGCTA